CTACGGAAGTGGTAGAAAGAGCAAGGGAGAAAGCTGCTTTACTCGCCCCGTCTTTCTCAAGGCAGAATGTTGAATTGATTTCTCCGACTGTCGAAAGGGAACTAGGAATCCTTGCCCGTCAAGGGAGGCTCCCTGATATGCCGCCTGAACTCATCGAAGCCGAAGGCGAATACGAAGTTGTTTACGACTCCCCCCTTGCTCGCGCTCAGAGAAGCGAGGAAACCGTAGGCTTTGCGAGAACGATGGAAATGATTATTCCTATCGCACAGCAAGACCCCAGTGTACTTGCGATGTTTGATTTTGAGAAAACCTCTAGAGGATTGGCGGAACTTAACGGTATGCCAGCCCGCTGGATGAGAAGTGAACAAGAAGTCCAAGCCCTTCGCGACCAGCAAGCGCAGGCGCAGCAAGCACAACAGATGTTACAGGCCGCGCCGATTCTTGCTGATGTCCAGAAGAAACAAGCAGAAGCCCAACAGATAGCTATGGCAGGTGCAAGTGGTAGACTTTAAGAATCTCCTTTTCAGGAGAAGTAGAGCATACAGACACACTTTCAACCCCGATAACAAAGAAGTACAAATTGTACTGGCAGACCTCCAGAAGTTCTGTCGTGGCAGGGGTTCCAAATTCATGGGCGATTCAGAAAAAACGCTCGTGATGGTGGGGAGGAATGAGGTATGGGAGCGTATCCAGTCCTACCTAAATATCCCCGATTCTGACCTGAGTAAACTAACGGAGACATTAGAATGACAGAAGCATCAGCCGTATCAACGGGAACTGAACAAACTTCAACAGATCAAACCGGCCAAACAACCGGCCAAACAAGCCAAGCGGCAAACCAAGCATGGTATGGTGAACTTCCACAAGACGACCTCAAATACCTTGAATCAAAAGGCTGGACTGGGAATGACGCACCGCCCAAAGTATTCCAATCCTACAAGAACCTCGAAAAACTATTCTCCCAAGTAAAGGGCGATCCCAACCGCGTTTTAATGATGCCGAAGGATATGTCCAACCCGGAGGAAACAAGGGAATTCTATTCTAAGCTCGGTGTCCCGCAAGACCCCTCAGAATACGGGTTCGACCCTGAAAATGAAGGGTTAAAAGAGTACGCAAGCCTAGCCCACCAGTTAAACCTCAATAAAGAGCAGGCTTCCAAAGTCATGGATTGGGCGCAACAAGTAGCCCAAAAGCATAACGAGGCACAACAGACCGAGTTTGTTGAAAAGTCCAAGATGGAAATGGAGGCGTGGAGGAAGGAGCAGGGTTCAACCTATGAGGCCAAACTCAATGCCGCCAAACAAGCCGTCAATATGTTTCCTGAACTCAGGGAGCAGATGGACGCTATAGAAAGGTCAATGGGTACACATAAGTTTATGAACTTCATGTCATCTATTGGCTCCAAGATTGGCGAGGCCGGTAGTGCTGGTGCGAGTGGCGGAAGTGACTTCGGCATGACCCCAGCCCAAGCTAAACAGGCGATTAGTGAATTCCAGGGTAGCCATAAGTTTGCCGCATTGACAAACGAAAGCCACCCCGGACATCAAGCTGCCATAGCCGAGTGGAAGCGGTTGAATGAATTCGCCTATCCGGAAATGTAAGTAAGCACTTGCAAACAACTTTGGATGGTGCTACATTGTTACCTGACGACAAGCCCAAAGCCCGTCAACCTGTTACAAAATTTGGGCCAGAGTTTTCTGGGAACCCTATAAGGCGCACTTAATCGTGCATTTTTACTTTATTCGGAGACTAGAAAATGTCTAATCAAGTACCTGTCAGTACCATTCAAAGTTACACCAACATCCTCCAGCCGTTGCTCCAACAACAAGGCTCGAAGTTGATGTCAAAGGTGATGAAGAAAAACTACACCGGCAAAGCTGCAAAAGCTGTTGAACAGCTTGGCAAAGTATCTGCCCGTGAAAAAACAACCCGCCACAGCGATGTCGAGTACAGCAATACTCCGCACGCAGCTCGTTGGATTCACCCCCGCGAATTCTATGTAGCAGACCTGATCGACAATGCCGATAAACTCAAGGCACTTGTTGAACTCCAGCCTGGTTACATGAAAGCCCAGTCTGACGGTCTTGGCCGTAAGATTGATGAAGAAATCATCACTCAGGCTTTCGGCACAGCTTACACTGGCGAAAACGGCACAACCTCAGAAGCATGGTCAGCTACTTACGAAATCGCAGCAAGCTCACAAGGCTTGACGATGGAGAAGATTCGTGATGCCAAGCGCCTGATGATGGCTGCTGATTGGGACCCCTCAAGCGAAGAAGCGTTTATCGTAGTTGCTTCACAACAGATGGACGACCTCATGGGTCTGACACAAGTAACTTCTGCTGACTTCAACGGCGCTCGCCCTGTGTTGGTAGATGGTACGGTAGCTAAAGTAATGGGTCTGAATGTTATCACGATTTCCGATAGCATCCTGCCTGTAGCTTCAAGTGTTCGTGATGTTATGGTATTCGCCCGTTCAGGCATTCTGCTGGGCGAGTGGGATTCTATGAAAACTACGGTTGACCGTATCCCGACCAAGCATAACAGCTTGCAAGTCCTTACCCAAATGATGCTGGGCGTAACCCGCACCGAATTGGGCAAGATCGTCAAAATCAAGTGCAACGAGTAATAGGAGCATAAATCATGGCTACTGCTGAATTTAAGAGTACCGAAATCACCAACGCAGAATCCCTGCCGCGTACTTACAACCACGCTGCACACGATATTGGCAAAGTTCGCGTCAAGTCTGCTGTTCTTGAGCTGACAACCGCTTTCGACCAAGCTGACATCGCTGCGATCTGCAAGCTGCCCGCCAATGCTTCTGTAAAACGCATTGACTGGTACGGCGACAACTTCGCAACAGGTCAAGGCCATGTTGGTCTTTACACTGGCCCGGATTCAAGCAACCTGACCGTAGCTGATGTTGATGCTTATGCAACAACTTTCGACTTTGGCACTGGTGCTAACACGACTGGCGTAAACCTGGCCTTCGCAACCCGCGCTATTGATAATGTCAACAAGCTCGTGTACGAAGATGCTGGCGACACTGTTGGCGAGTATTCAGAATACTGGCTGTGCTTGACCTGCCACACTGAAGATTTCGCTGCTGGCACAATCATGTTTGAAGTGTTCTACACTGTCGAGTAATCCGTAGCCCCCTTCGGGGGGCTTCCTTTTTGGAGGCTTTATGTCTAAATATGATTTGGCTTACAAATCCCTTGAAGAAGTTGCGGATTCAGATACGCTGGCTTTGACGGATGAGTTTATTACCGTTGACCCGACAACTAAGGTTCCTACTGTAGCTACTGGTACGCAGGTCGTTGCTCTTGTTAATGCTTCTGCAAAGACTGCACTGACCGAGGCTGTAACTGCTGAAACCGAAGCTGTTAGCGCTGCGGAATCAGGTAAGGTTTATGTACAGACACGCTCAAGCACGACTGTTACATTTACCCTTCCTGCCGCTGCTGCTGGCTTGACCTACACTTTCGTATGCGGCCACGCGAGTTCAGAAATTCTGATTACTCCGCAAGCTGGCGATGCGATTGTTGGCAAGACAGATGGCGGTGCTGCTGGTACGGGTATTGCTCCTGCTGCTGGAACTGGTATCAAGAACACAGCTGCAACCAATGTCGTAGGCGACTTTTGTACTCTTGTTGCTCTTGATACGACGACTTGGTACATGACTTCTGTAGCTGGTGTTTGGGCTTCACAATAATGATTAACCCTCCCTTCGGGGAGGGATTTTTCTAGGACTTATCATGGCTGGTGCTGTTGACATTTTCAGCCGCGCATTTCAAAAAGTCGGCGGCAATAAGATTGTCTATGTGACAATCACCGCTGTTACTAAAGCCAATCCAGGCGTAGTTACTTATTCAGGCCAAGACCCGCAATCAGGGGATTTGGTTTATATTTCCGATGTTTCGGGAATGACAGAACTCAATGGCAATACCTACCAGTGTGGCTCGGTAAATACCTCAAATAATACTTTTAACCTTTTAGACCAATATGCCGGTTCAAATGTTAATACCTCATCCTATACCACTTATACTTCTGGCGGTACAGCGTTCAACATTACGGCTCAAAGGGAATTAGCTGATGCCGTACTTAGTGTCTACGAGAATGCTCGTGATTCTGAGCTTAGGTCGCATAACTGGAATTTTGCCATCAAGCGGAAAACACTCTCTGCTCCAACCCTCACGATTACAGGAATAACCGCTGCTGAACCGCCTGTAGTGACCTATACGGGAACACAACCGGATGCAGAGGATAGGGTATACATAGAATCTGTAGCGGGTATGACAGAGGTAAACGGTAACTATTATCGCATCGCCTCAGTAACTTCCACGACCTTTGAACTCACTGATACCGATGATGGTACGGATATTGACGGTACTTCGTTCACCACTTATACCTCCGGTGGTACGGCTACTGTCTGTCCGGTTTGGGGGTGGAATCGGAAGTTTTCCCTTCCATCGGATTATTTAAGACTGATCCAGATTGACGGCATGACAGGGACTTCACAAGCCCTCGGTGATGTAGGCTCCTCACAAGACTTTAACCTTGAAGATGGTTATATCGTTTGTAACGATTCTGGCCCTATCTTCATTAGGTATGTTTATAAAAACACCACCGTTAATGACTGGGATATTATGTTCCGCGAGGCTGTTGCCTGTCGCATCGCTTTGGAGATTTCCCATCAGGTTAAACAGAATGATGCGAACCTACAGCTTCTTACCCAACAGTACGCACAGGTTATCTCACAAGCTAAACTTGCTGATTCTATTGAAACCCCCGGAGAAATTCTGCCTGTATCTGACTGGCTAATGGCGAGGTACTAATGCAATTCGTCATTCCAACCCTTAATTCAGGTGAAGTATCAGACCTTGTAGCCGCAAGGGGCGATGTTAAAGCCAGAACAAACGGCGGCTCTTTAGTCCAGAACTTCTTACCTCTTGTTCAGGGGCCAATCATTTCCCGTCCGGGTACTCGTTATATCACCTCGGTTTACGATTCAACCAAGAAAACCCAGTTAATCGGGATGAACACCGCTTCGGGTACGAATTACTTGGTAGAAATGAGCCAATATGTTTTTCGGTTCATTACGAATAACGCCCTAGTTACAGGGTCTAGCCATGTTGTTAATTCAATGGGTGGAAGTTTGGCGGTAACAATTACTATCGCTTCTCCCGCAGTAATCACTTGGGCAAATCACGGGCTTTCTATCGGCTCAAGCGTAAAGTTTACAACATCAGGATCGCTTCCAACTGGAATAACCGCAGGCACGACTTACTATGTGCAGGATGTCAGGGGAGATGAATTCAAGATTGCATCTTATCCTGGCGGAGCAGCCATAAACACCTCTGGAGCGCAAGCCAGTACTCACACCTGCTACCACAATCTCTTTGTCACTAACACAGAGAACTCGTTTAACGAGAACGACCTAATCAGGATTTCAGGAGCAACCGGGGTTCCGACTTTAGTCAATGGTGACTACTGCGCCAAGAATGTGTCTGGTCTTGTTTCTGACATAACCGTAGATACCGCTACCAATGTAATTACATGGACTGGACACGGGCTTTCAGTGGGCGACAAAGTAAGATTCTACCCTAATACCTTCGCCGGTTCTTTACCATCGCCGCTGACCGTAGACACGGATTATTATGTCTTAACTGCCCCGACTTCTGACACGATTACCATTTCAGATAATCCGGGTGGAAATGTGATTGATATTACCACCGCCGGCGGTGGCTCAAGGGGTCAGGACTACTCAAACATGAAGCGGTTTGAGATAAGGACTATAGATGGAAATATCGACTTCGCGTCAGGCGATAAGGATGTTACAACCTACACGGCGTTGGCTGGCTCACCTGTAGTTTTATTCTTTGGGAAAATGCACAACTTCTCAGAATCAGTAATGTTTGATTCTAACAACAGGTTTGACCTCGGAACCTCCGTTCAGGGCGATACTTTATTTATCACGCATAAAAACTATTGGCCTAGAAAATTAAGGGTGGATTCGAGTACAGATTGGGATTATTCCTATCACGCACACGCTACTCAGCAAATCCTGAGTGGATTCTATCCTTATTTTGTAGATGGGCCATACACAGCAAAAAACACCGATGCAAAAAAACAAATACCGCTTGCTGGTGCAGGTGTATTAGACTCCGATATTACAATCTATGCAAGAAACGATGCTGGAACGGCAATATCCTTATTTCTCCCAACCCATGTAGGCATGGTAATGAGGGTTGAAAACGATAACGCAACGAAGCCCGGATATTTGCAATTTAAAACCTACACGCAAAAGGATCAGGCTGTTTGCTATTACAGACGCTTTAATGTTAATTATACAGCGTCACCAGAATGGAGGTTTGGGCTTTACGGGGCGCACAGTGGCTACCCTCACAGGATTTCATTCTATCAAGACAGAATGTGTCTTTCCATGATGGACGACTATCCGACAAGGGTTGATATGTCCGAATCTGGAAGCTATACATCATTTTCCCCAACATCAATAGATGACAGGGCTGAGGTCTTGGATTCAAACTCAATTAACTTTGAAATACCGGGAGCGGGAATAGGAAAGATTGTCTGGACTATTGGCGGCGGCTCGTCATTCCTTATCGGCGTGGAGGGCGGAGTTTTCTCTATATCCGGAACCGAATCATCACTCCTGACCCCCGGAAAAGTAAGGTCGAATTCCATCAGCACTTACGGTGCGGAGAATATCCAGCCGATACAAATTGGACAAGATATTTACTATGTCGAAAAAGGCGGTGTTCGTTTAAGGGCGATTAAAACCCAAGCTGACTTGTTTGATTCTGTGGATGTCACGCGACTTGCACCCCATATTCTAGAGGGCGGCGTTAAGTCAATGGCGTATGCCGCCTCTCCTTTCTCTACCCTTTGGATGATAAGGGCTGATGGTGTTGTTATTTCATTAACGGTAGATGCCCAAGACGGGATTTCAGCTTTTGGAAGGCATATTTTGGGCGGTAGTTTATCAGGAGCCACACAACCAATCCCTGATTCCGTAGCTACGATTCGTTCTACAGATTACCAAGATGATGTATTCTTCTGTGTCAAGAGAACTATTAACGGCTCTACAGTAAGGCACATTGAAAGGCTCGAGCAGTCACCGTTTATTGATTCATCTATCGCACAAGAGGACATCCTCACGATGGATTGCGCATATACTTATGATTCCACTCCTGCGACCACCATTACGGGCTTGAGCCATCTTGAAGGTCAGGCTGTAGATGTAGTGGCAGATAGTGTAATCATCACTGGAAAGACCGTTTCTGGCGGCCAAATCACCCTATCAACCGCTGCCTCAGTGGTGAATGTAGGACTTGCCTTTAGGCCGAAGTTTGAAACTACAAACCTCGAGGCTATTGCTGATAACGGCTCAACTCTTGGAAGGAAGAAAAGAATCACCGAGGTTGATGTCGGGTTCTATAAATCTTTGGGTGCGAAAATCGGCAGAAACTCAGATTTTATGAATGAGATTGACTTTGGCAAGTACACCCATTCTGCACAAACCCTTTTCACTGGTGTTAAAAAGCAGAAGTTCAACTCAGGCCATGATGAAACCAACAGGGTCAGGATTGAACAACACATTCCGGCTCCAATTTGTATAACCTTTATAAACGCAGAAGGCGA